GATATCTCACGCCTATCTATATCACGCTTACTAATACCTATATCTCCTTGCGACCTAATAAAGCTTAATACTTGTTTTATCTTGCTCTCTGTCTCTGAGCCTGCAACTTTGTCTTCACAGTTATCTACAAGTAATTGGTCATAGTAATAAACATAATCAATCGCCCACTTAGTTATATCACTCCTAATAATATTGGTATTATGATTGTCAGCCAAAGCACATATCAAAGCTAGTCTCATAGCCTTTTCTCTAGTCCTTGACAGCAATACCTCTAGCCCATCTTTTTCTAGAGCGTCTTGTTCTTCTATTAATTTGTATGCAAGTTTAGTTAGTAAGTCTTTGCTTTCGTTATCAAAGGTAAGCACGCGCTGTTTAAAATCTAACTCTGAATTGTTTTTAGCCAGCTCTTCCATTTCGTTTTTAGTTTCTCGCATCTTTCTAACCCACTCACATATAGCGTGAGAAGGTTCTCTGAATGGCACCATCTTGCCTACAACTCTTGGAAGCTTAGACTCAACAACAATAAACCTATTTAAAAATCCATCTACAATTCTTCCTGTAGATAAAGCACCGTAAAAATTCTTTGGAACACTCATACCCATAAGTGTTATAGCTGGTTTAATTGTTGATCTATCCATAGCTTCTTGCTGTTGCTTGCTAGACATATTCATTAAAGAGTAATTATCTGGTCTGATAGTACCGTGACAACGGCCCCAGGCTTCCATCAGAGCTTGCAGGGCGTCTTCTTTATTAGAGTTCGATGACTTAGCTATACTTTCTAATCTTTTACCAAACTCGTCCATTACAGTAATGTGAGTTGGTTTATGGCGAAGCAAACTATATACAGCTCCACTTGATGTATAACCGTCTCCAGCCATCAAATCTATATGGCCAGAGTTATCTAATACAGATTCAATAACTGTTTTAGTATTTTCTTTACCTTGACCAGACTTAGCAATACACATGAAATACAAAGACGAAAAGTTATTCATATCTGATTTATACATACGACCAGCAGCCACAGATCCAACACCTAACGCTGACTGTAAACTTAAAGCTGGCTGCGATATCTGAGCTATCTGCTCTGAATATTGGTAGATGTCTTTAATAATTCCTGGAGGGTTATACAACTCTGCTGGCTCTTTGATAACCCTGTTCTTGGATATATAGGTAGGAGCAGCTTGGTTCTTACGCTCATGGGTTTTCATAATAGAGTTAACTGTTGTAGCTATCTCTGAATCTTCTAAAGGTGGTTTATTGCTTCTATTCCAAGATTGCAAAAAGAATTGAGTGAAGTCTGTATTCAATCCTTTAGCAATCAGATAACCTGCCAACCTAGCTGCAGTATCATTACGGCTTCCTTCTGCAGCGGCTTCAAGGGAGAGAGGTGTCGCTATAGGTTTGCCGTTGATCTTGTCTGCGCCAGTTACCTTTACCCAATCTTCGCGAGAGAAGTCTGGCAAGTCACCTGTATCATGCAATTCCCAACCTGGTATTACTTGAGGTTCATAGATGGCGCCAGTAGCATGAATATTATAGGGGGCGATAATCAAGCCACCGACGCCTCTTATATCAATCAGTTTTGCTGGGTCATAACCAGCAATCCTGCGAGCGACATAAGTTGTAAAATTTTCTGGGTTGTTATAGTAATAGTGCATACCTTTACCAGTAGCTACCTTTAAAGGTGTAACAGGTAAATTGTTAGCAGCCCACGTGACTGCCTCTGGAGTATCTGCATCTATAACTAAAAACTTTCCAGTCACTAAAGCTACGACTAAATCATCGCGGCCTTGAAACCATTTAGTTATCTCTAAAGTCGTTGGTTGTTCGCTTTTAAATCTTTCCCAGCTTCCGAGTTCTCTGGGAGGAACTTTGTTATGGCGTAATAAAGGTACTACACTAAAACCAGATTCCGCATAAGCAAGCGCTAGATCCAACGCAGAGTCTTCTGCTGTTGCCTTGACGTTGAACACTTAAACTATTCTTCAAATGTAGTTTCTAAAGAGCCATAGATAGATTCAAAATCTAACTTACCATTAGCAGCTTTAATTATTTTTTTTGCTTGTTTAATTGAAGGTTGTCTTCGATCATACCTCCAGGATTTGACGGTTGCTTCAGAGCATTCAAATAATTTTGCTGCTCCAGAATTTCCTATAAATTCTATATATCTTTTTAAACTAATCCTTTCCACTTCTCTCTCCTTGTATTCTGGCTCCAGCCTGTTAGCATATAAAGGTTCAAGTCCTTTATCAGCTATTTGCCTAAGCCTGTATAAATAATTCACTTTCCATTGATTTTTATTGACTTCGCTCATAGTTGCTTTCTGTAATAAATTTATTTTGAACTAAAAGTATACAGTCAATATTTTTATCTGTATACTATTATTTTATCTTTAGGAGAAATGATATGAGCGATATTATAAGTCGTATAAAAAGCCCGAGCGATTTGGTCGAAATGCAAGGTGCTAAACTTCTAGTTTACGGAATCTCTGGAGCTGGTAAAACAACTCTTTGTCAGACCGTACCTGGAAAGACCCTTGTTGTAAGTATGGAAGCTGGACTTCTATCTATTAAAGACGCTAAGAACGTGACTGCTATTGAAGTCAAAGAAGCAGCTGAAATAGAAGAAATTGCACAGTTACTAGAAAGCGGTAAGTTAGACTACGATACCGTTTGTTTAGACAGCGTGACAGAAATGTCAGAGATTGTTCTGGGCAACGAGTTGAAGAAAAGCAAGGATCCTAGAAAAGCGTATGGCGAGGTCATTCAGATAATGACTAAGACGATGCGTAGATTTAGAGATCTTCCCATACATGTTGTATTTATTGCTAAACAGCAAGAGGTACGAGATGAAGCTACTGGTATGTTGCACTACCAACCGATGATGGTTGGAGCTAAACTACCTACGCAAATACCTTACTTCTTTGATGAAGTGTTATGTTTGAGAACATTTGATACCGAAGATGACAAAGGTAATAAGTCAACCGAACGTTGGTTGCAAACAACTCTTGGCGCTAATTATATCGCTAAGGACAGGAGTGGTAAGTTAGAAGCCCTAGAGGAACCTAACCTATCACATATTATTAACAAGTTAGGATTTAAAGGAGAAGCATAATGTCTGACTTTGATGGAATTGATTTTACAAACGTAGAGTCTAGGGAAGAGGAGTCATCCTCTTATATACCGAAAGGTGATTATAATTGTATTATTAGCGAATGCACTAAACACATGTCAGCCGCTGGTAATGAAAGTATCAAGCTAGAAGTTAAGGTACATAACGAGCCAAAGTTTAATGGTTGGATTGTTAGAAAATACTTTAGCCTTTGGTATAGAAACGATGATGCAGAAAAGCAGGAACTTATTAGAGGCTACGCAGCTTCTGATTTTAAACGCTTGCTTACTGCTGTTGGTCTTGATACACCACCTGCTAACGCAGAAGACTTACAAGGTAAAACTTTGCTTTGTACTTTTTCTGAAAAAGAAAGTGACAATCCTAGCTATCCAGACACTACGAATGAGATAGTTGCGTTTAGAACTCCGAAGGGAGATGGTTTTACTCCGCCTACTAGAGCGGAAGTACCACCAAGTATGGCTGCAGCGGAGACTGGCAAGCCAGCTAAACCTTCTTTATAAAATAACAGGCTCCGCTAGGGGTCTATAGGGTATCGTATAACTCCGTAAATACTTCTCAAAACCCAACCTAGCATTTAATTATGAAACCACAATCAGCAAAACAAAAAGGCCGCAAACTCCAACAATGGGTGAGAGACAAACTTATTGAACTTCTAGACATACATCCAGAGAATGTTAAGTCAACATCGATGGGTGCTGGTGGCGAGGATGTAATTATGAGTAAAGAGGCAAGAGATGCCTTTCCTTATTCTATTGAGTGTAAGTGCCAGGAGTCTATAAACATCTGGAAGGCTTATGATCAAGCATCCGCCAACTGCGGAAAGCATCAACCATTAGTAATTATTAAAAGGAATAGGTCTAAGACCTTAGCTGTTGTAGAGGCTGAGTATTTCATCAACCTCCACAAAAAAGATTAGAGGTGTTGGCTTATATTTGAGCTAGCTATTTCTTCAATTTCAACATCTTCCAAAGAAACCATAGACGGTTCTTCTACTTTTTGAATCAATCTATTGAGATACCATTGAGCTTTAAGCAAACCCTCTAGCTGATCTTTCTTTTCGTAACGCCATACATATTTGATTACGTTGCCCTTGCAATAACCAGCAAAAGCTTCAGGTGTCATACTGGCCTCCATAGCGTCAATACACTCTATCTCGCCGTCCTTATAGTGATTTGGATTTATTGGGTCGTTCATTTTGTTCCTCCATTATATCGTTGTGCATGTTTAACCAATCTATATCCACTTCGTTTTTGCGACTATCGAAGTGGTACATAACAGAAGCGTAAGTGTGTCGCCAGGCTCTATCAATAATATTATGTACTTTTCTCCAAAACTTCATTTAATCCTCCAGGTCTAAAGTGACAATACTGTCTGAGTTGTAAATAGTTGTTTTGCCGTCATCTAAATACTTGTTATAAGCATCTAGGAATACTTGCATCTTGTCCCAGGCTTTATCCATTTGCTCATCTGTAATAACAAATATCTTGCTGGCATAAGGCGGAACCTTCTCTTGGGCAACAAAGGCAAACTCTTTAACGCTGTATCCAGCTTTCTCCATACCTCTACGATACCAGGCGGCCTGCATGTCATATCCCCAATATTTAACTGAGTCGGCAAACTCCTTCGGATCACAGGACTTAGTTGTTTTATAGTCAACAACATATATCTCACCAGGCTTATGCAAGTCTTTGAAAGGCGGACATATTAAATCTGGCCTACACTTGCAAAGAACCTTATCTTCATACCAGAAGAAACTAGCCTCTGGTAGTTTGCCGTCTGCTTGTAGATACATGTCAGCTTCATCAATAATATTGGCCTTCATACCTTTAATATGAGTGTCTTCTGCTTCTTTAATAACGCAATCGTATCGCTCTAGCATGTCTGCTTTGTTTTCT